AAAAAGTCAAGCCTATTTATTGTTTGTCGTAATCTTTTTTGTACGCTTTGGTTTGGTTTCCACAGTTTCTTTTTCGGGTTCTGCTGTCAGACGCTTTCCAAGACGCTTAGCAACTTCGTTTGCATCCAACCAAATGTCTTTGTTATCAAGCATCGATTTGATTTCTTCTTTGGTTAGAAATCCCCCATAGAAAGAGTTAAAGAGTTTCTCGGACCAAGCACGGAAATGCGTAATCTGGTCATACATCTCACCACCCTTACCGATTGTTCCGCTCGAATAGTTATGGAACATAAACATAGTATGGTCAGAAAGTTCGAACCTGTCACCAGATAAGAAAATCAGAGTAGCAGCACTCATGCAGATTCCTTCAACTGAGCAGACGATTGTTGCCTGTGAGTCTTGGATTGCACGAACCAACTGTAGAGCAGAGAATAAATCACCACCTTCGCTATTAATACGAATGTAGATGATATCAGATTCACCTGCTGCTCGCAGGATCTGAAACCAATCAACATAATCTTCAGCAGGTTTAATTTCCCCGCAGAGATAAAATGTTACAGCAGTTGCAACTGGATGTTGATAGAACTTTGGTCGTGGAGTAAATATGTTATCTAGATCACTAATAGGATCGTGTGATCGAGATGATTTTTTCAATTTGTTTGTCAATGATTGGTGTCCTATTCGGCCAATGGATATATTCTTTCTCAGGATTCTTCATCAAATTATGCATCAGAGGAAGAATTAAATCTTCAACCTGCTTCAATTTTTCTGATACTTCCATCTCAACAAGACGTCTGTGTTCAGCAATTAAATCTGTTTGGTCAGCGCTGAGAATTCTCGCTTCTAGATCATAGAGTTTTGCCATGATCTTATCTTCTAGGTCACCTGTATCTACAGTGACCTGTGTAGTTGTTGCTGCCTGTGCTGTTTCTTTTGGATCTTCAAAAGTAAATCCGAAATCATAGGTTGTGTTTGACATATTTCCGTAAATACCTCTTTGCTCGTTTGTTCAAAGACTTGAGTGCCATATCTAATTTTAACTGTGATACATGATCAGAAAAGTTTAATCCTTGCATGTGGTCATACTCATGTTGAGCAATTCTCGATTGAAGACCAATAAACTTCTCAACAACATGCTCACCAGTCACTGTTTGGTATGAGAGCGTAATTTCTTTGGGACGTCTCACATTCAACCACAGTCCAGGATATGATAGACAACCTTCTTTTGCCATCTCTGTTTCTTTTGAGATAGAAACAATCTGTGGGTTGAAAATATTTTTACGATTTGTGTCATCAGTTCCGATGACAAAAACTCTTGCATCAATTTCAACTTGATTCGCAGAAAGACCAAGACCCTTAGATCGACGACATTCTTCCCACAACGTATCAGAAAGTTCTTGTGCATTTTGAGTTTCAAAATCAAACACAGCAGGAACTACGCGCAATGCGGGATCAGTAAATTTTAAAAGTTCCATTATACCACCATTTCACTATAATTATTTTTCTTTTCAAACTTGATTAAACTGCGGAACTTATCGAACAGTTGATCGCCCTTGTGACTTATTACGAAAAGATTAGTATCCTCACCGATTGTATCAAGCAGAGACATGACATAATCAGTTCCGTTATTATCCAACGAACTATCAAACACTTCATCGAGAATTAGAAGGTTGGTTGCTACGCTGTTCTTCATCTTAGCGATAGTTCTCCATGTAAACAACAAAGCGAGATCTATGCGTTGCTTTTCACCTTCACTGAACGATGCGTAACTGAAGTCATCGCGATGACGAGACTTGATTGTTTCATCAAACTTTTCATCCAAGTTAAACTGAACAAAGAAGTCCATCGCTTGAAGATATTTATTAACCAATTTGTTGATCACTGGAAGATACTGTCGAATGATTTTTGTTTTAATTCCTGTATCTTTTAACAGAGTCGAGACAACATCCATATAATGCTTCTCTTCACTCAATCGGGCCTTCTCAGTATTCTGCCCAACAACATCCTTTGCAAGTGTTTTCAGTTTTATCTTCTCTTCGTCAATATCTGCAGTCTTGTTAGAGATATCGCTCAACTCAAGATTAAGTGCCTGAATCAACCGCTGTTGAACAATGATTTCATTATTGTTTACCAGAATTTGTTTATTAATTGTGTGAATCTCGAATGCATAGATCTCATCTATCTCGATAAGTTTTGAAAGTTTTTCAAATTCTTCTTCAAGTTTCTCCATACCAGAGGATAATTCTTGCATTTTATCTTGTCTAGATGTTACAATGGTTTCTTTGTGGTCATGGGCAATACCCTGACGACAAGTTGGACATTCATCTGTATCATTATAGAATGCAATCTCTTTAGTTAGATCGCGCAGTTGACTGGAAAATTTAGACTTGAAAGTGTCCAGTTTCTTTTTCTTAACATCAAGTTCTCCGAGATTTTTCTGAGATTCTTCTTTCGAAGATTTATCTTTATCTAGCAGATCAACTATTTGTTGAAGTTGCTCAATGGCAACATCTCCAGCAATAATTCTTGCTGTAATCTCATCGACTCGTTTCTCTTTATTTGCTTCCAAGACATCCACATATTCTTTCTGAATGGTTGTCTTCTGCTTCAGAACTTCAAGTTTGCTATCTGCTTCTTGCATATTGTCTTTAAGAGCAGTCATTTTATCGCGAAGAACTGTATTCATCGTAGTAAAAATCTGAATATCAAGAATATCCTCGATGATTTCGCGACGAGTATATGGCGGTAACTGCATAAAAGGAGTGAACGAAGCAGAACCTAGAATAACAATCTGCGTAAATGACTTGTAGTTTAGTTTCAGAATTGACTCTTCTAGATACTTCTGATAATCCCGAGCAGCAGCGTCCTGATTTATTATCTCGCTACCAGAAATTATTTCAAAGACATTTGGTTTAATGCCTCTGATAATCTTGTAGTCTTTACCGCCAACCGAAAACTCAATCTCAACAACAAGATTTTTCTTGTTAATCGAATTCATCAGTTGTGGTTTATTGATGTTGCGAAATGGTTTGCCAAACAATCCAAAGCACAAAGCATCAAGCATGGTGGATTTACCTCCACCATTCTCACCAACAATCAATGTGCTGGGCGAGCGATCTAGTTTAATTTCAGTAAACGTATTACCAGTGGAAAGAAGATTCTTCCATCGAAGTGCTTTAAAATATATCATACAGAAACGTGCTGTGCCTCAACATATAAAGTTCGTAAGAGATTTTTGATTTTATCTTTATCAAGATCAGTACTGACAGTATCAACAAAATCAGATAGAACTGACATTGTATCTTCTATATCCATAGACTCTTCTTCAACAACACCTGACTCGAACTCAGAGAAGTCTTCAATGATTTTAAGTTCGATTAGATTGCAATCATACAGTTTATCAACAAAGCGATCAAACTTATAGAAATCGGTTTTCTTAACGACAACTAACCTAACACATGTTCCAACAAAAGCACTACAGTCAATGGTATTAGGATCAGTAGTGTCGTCATCATAGTATATTTTATGGAAGATTTTATTTGGATTTTCATAGAATTCTATCTCGTTGGTTTCCGTATCGTAGAGATGATACCCTCGTGGGTCGTTATAATCAGACCAAGTAAACTCGTAAGTATTGCCAAGGTAAAGAATATTCCCGATACGAGACCTATGATGAAAGTGCCCGCTACAAACAAGAGGAAATCTCTCGAACTCTGCAGTACCCATGCCATGGTCATTTGTATGCCCACGATACATTTGAAACCCAGCAAATTCAAAGTGTCCAAATACTGCCTGTGCATTACTGTTCTTAACAACCCCCATTGTTTCTTCATAATTACCAGAGCAAATCCATGGAACTAGCAGTATATTTTTACCATCTAGTCGAATCTCTTCAGCATCAGAATATGTAATAACATTACCATATTCACGCAACAGAAGATCTAGTGAATTTACAACATTAGTATTCTTAAAGAACGTGTCGTGATTGCCCGCAATCATATGAACATCTATTCCGAGTTCTGCTGTGCGGTCAAAGAAATATTCACGACACTTCTTTAGTGTATTGTAGTTGATAAACTTACGTCGATCAAAAACATCACCAAGATGTATAATTGTTTTAATTCCCTCGCGTTCAAGATGAGGAAAAAACACCTCAGTGTAAAACTTAGCAAAGAAATTATCGAAGGGAATCGAGTCAGATCTAGCACCGAAGTGAGTATCTGTAATCAAAGCAATACGCATACTTTTACCTTAAGTTATTTTGCAGTAGATGCCTTTGTCGGAACAACTTCTTCCAACTTTTGTTCTGGGGTTTCTGTAGGAACTTCATCAGAAACTC